TTAATCCGCTACTTTTTGAACATCTCGTTCAAAGTATTCAAGTCTCATTTCGCGTCCTTTAAGTTTCCATGGAGAAGATTTAATATCCAGCATTCCTTTGTTGTGTAATTCATTTACAGTAGAAGATATCGTGGAAATGGAGCAGTTTGCTAATTTGGCCAGAATATTTATTTGAAGCCATTCTGGGAAAACTGGTAATGTGGTATTAGATAAGTTATTTTCTAATAAAAAATTGAGAGTAGAGACAACTTTATTTTTCGAGTTTTCAATACCAAGTAACGCTTGCCTCTTTAAATCTTGTTCATTTTTTTCTGCTATTTGTAAGAAGAAGTTTGATAAAATTTGATCTTCTTCCAACTTTCCAAATACACCTTCTGCACTTATTAAACAAATTTCAGAAGTTTCTAGAGCTTTTAATACCACTGGATTTCTAGTTGGGAAAATGAGATTTTTTTGAAAGAAGCAGCGAACGATTCCTTTTTTCTTTCCATCACTTTCTTCAATTAATGTTCCGCTTTTTACTAACAATACGTGTTCTCTATCTATCGTAATGCTTTCCCATGCTTTAATTTGCTTGCAAACATAAGAAAAGTTATCAAGTAAATAAGCGTAAATAATCGCATCTCTTTTAATGTAATCATGGTATTCAATATACTTCATTTGTGTAATCATCCTTTCTGAAATTCCACCACAAACTTATTATCTTAGAAAACAAAATATTTTCGTACAGGCAATTACACCTAATTTACGAGAAAAGACACTCTCTTAGACACTATTTCGTAACATTTACCGTTTGAACAAAATCTCAGAAAACTTCAAAATCATTGATAGAACTTAATTAACAAAAAGAACCAAAAAAAAACGATTTCCTCAAACAATATCAAAATAGCTAAAAAAGAAGCGATATTCGATAAAATTTCATCAAATAACGCTTCTTTTTTTATTAAAACCATCACTATTGTACTATTCCAATAGTTTATATTGTCATATTTTTATTAATAATTTTCATTTTTTACAACTAGAAGCACCATTTTTAAGCTTGACTTCAATCAAAATTTGCTAAAAAACTGCTATTTTTGCTCCATAGTTTCCGATGCAATGTAATATTCTCCGTTCTCTTTAAACAGAATTGTCCTTGGAATCTCATCCCCATTTTTCGCTTTATAAAGTTCTGTTCCTTCACTTAAATAATTAGAGGTGAAATTTTTATTTGGTATTCGGTAATGGCGAATTCTATGCTCTATCTCACCAATTTTCTCCAAAGCATCCTTTTTTTGTGCCGGCTCGTACGTCACTATATATAGAACGCCGTCAACTTTCATCATTTCTACAAGGTTGTCTCTATATAACAACCACTTTATTCCGAATACTACTGCACAGCAAATTACTACTACCAAAATTACGGTGAACCATTTCTTCATCTTCATGGATTAGCTCTCTTTCTATGATGTATTTATGTACTTATATAAGGATATAACAGGAAGACGGACTGTACAACTAAAATATGATGAACGGAATGTTTTTCGACATATACCAGCTACTTTAAAAGTTTACAAACAAAAAACCGCCTAAACGCTTTGTTTAGGCGGTTTTCATATATGGGTTGTGAGGGTTTCGAACCCCCGACCCGCTGATTAAGAGTTGGTTTTGTGTTGAGCAGTTACACGCATTCACGGGAAGAAATCGGCTTTGTTACGCGGTTTACGCCTTTTGAAAAGCTGTTACAAGAAGCTATAAGTATTTATATGTTGTTTTGCTCTGCCCCATTTATGCCCCGCAAGTATTCTTTATAAACATTTTCTATATTAATTGTATCCTTTTGTATTCTTTTGTTTAGTATAGCAATTTCTTTGTCTGTCCGCAAACTAGCAAATAGTTTTTTTACAGCACGATCTTTCCCCTCAACATAACAAATATATCTAAAATCATTAAAGCTATATAGTCTCATGTCATAACCTCGCAGAAAACAATATCTTCTATATTAATGTCAATTATTCGCTCGTCAAATCTTTCAAGCTGCACAATGTGTTTTTCGTTATCAATGTGGACTGGAACTACATACTTGTACCGCACATGATGATTGTTCTTTAAAAACAGTACTTCTATCGACCAGTTACGCTTAAGTGCATCTGCTAATACTATTGAATGTTCTAAAATATCATCAAATAAGTTATACATTTACTTCACCTCTTAACTTTATTATACGAACAAACGTTCTTAAAATCAAGTCTTAAAAAGTGTTGTGTTGCATAAAAATCTATGTAATAATATTCACAAGAACGATTTTCGTTCTTTATTTCATTCAACTATTAGCTGTTTGACATCCCGTTTTTTACATCTGAATATAACAGCAACCTCGAATTTTTTCGGGGTATTTTTTATTTTCTATGTTTAATATATATTTTAAACATAAAAAAACCTCTCAGCATTTTAGCTAAGAGGTCTTTTGGCTTATAATTTTGCTATTGAGTTATAGGATAAAGTTTCGCATCGTTTAACATCTGCAAGTTTAATCTTGAATCCCCACTCCCACACATCGTTGAAAACAGCACAATTCACATAGCCGTTTTTCAAGCTAGATGGATCAATGCGAACTATTTCGCCTTTCGTGATTTGAATGACACCTTTGCCACCAACTTTTTCGGCAAGCTTTTGCGTTACTTTTGCTAGTGCGATAACGTAGCTACCAGAAATCGCAGGACAGGTCCAATTTGCGCGATTTGTGTAGCCTTTGATTGTTTTGAATTCGCAAAATCCGCTTTCATATTTAAAAATAGCGCCTTTAGGTAGCTCTGCAACTACTTTTTTGAACGTTTTATCCTTATAAACTTTTACTCCTGATTCTACTACGATATTTTTTTGTACCATCTTTGTTGCCTCCATTTTTAAGTTTTATTTTAGGAAGTAGTTTGCTGTGTAATACCAGCCGTCTGACGGATACCAAAGCTCTAGGTATCCTTTCCCGTTGTTGTACCATGCTAATTTCGTATTAGGTGCATACCATTTAATTTTCCCAGAATTCAATTTTGTGTTATTCCACACTGGAATACGAAGGTCTTTCGCGCTTTTAATTCGAACTTTTATGCGGCCTTTCGCATCTTTTTTAGCTACGACATCGCAAAAGCTCTTATACATGTAGTATAATTTGTCGTTGATGTACGTCTTGTACCAATATTGATTATGATCATATACTAAGAACTCAGTTCCTACCTTATACATGCGGAATGGTGATGATTTAAAGTCCATTTTCGGTAGCAGTGGTGCGCTATCAATGACTTTACCCTCGTAACGATTTGAATTTGTATTAGTGTTTTGTGTTGCAGCAGGGATTTTCTCACCACTTACAGCATCACATAGTTCAAAATGCGGATAGTCTTTAAAACTTTTCCAGTCTCCGCCCCATTTAAACCCTTCTGCTTTCATAGCAGCAACAACCTTTTTCCACCGGGAAGTTGTTGACTCCCAAATAACATCTTTTCCGTCATTTGTATACAAGCACAAGTCAACAGCTACCCCGTAGTTGTGATTAGATTGCCCGCCCTTGGCATTAGTAACAATTGCTCCAGGTTTGGTTCTCCCTTGTGCATATAGCGCATTTTGTTCCGCTGTTGAGCGGTAACCTTGCGCAACACAAAGATAAATACCTTCTTTTGCCATTTTTTTAATTACATTTCGTGTTTTATCCGATGTAATTTTATACATTCCCCCAGCATTCAATTTGCGATTTGCTTTTTCAATTAGCCATGCCTCTGTTAATGCCATTATTTATCATCCTTTCCATATTTTTTAGCTCGATTAGTAAATTGTTCGAACAAACCGGTTCCGCCAGCTCCTGCTAATGCACCTGCCCAAATCATTGTTGCAAGCGATCCAGAACCATCCAAAGATGTTGCCAATGCCCCTAAAATCGCCCCGACAAGAATGCTTACAGTCGGAAGCCATTTCGAAGGAATTAGCTCCGTTTTCTTAATTGCCTGCACAAAAACGGGTGTTACAACTACTAAAAATGTCATATAAACTAGTAACTCTTTTCCAAACTCCATTTTCATCATCCTTCACTTTGTAATTTTGTGTTCTAGTAAATCTACCTTATGCGCTAACTTACCAACGGATTTTGACAGACTGTCAATTGACTGTTGTTGTTGTCCCATCATGTCATTTTGCTTGTCCATTAAACGCTGTTGTTCGTTCATCGTACTAATAAACTTATCTCGTTCTTCTTTCGATTCTTTATCCCGCTTCTCCCGCTCTGTTTCCATTTTGTCCCGCTCTTCTTTCATTTCTACTCTTACTATTTTTGAGTCATCCCAAATCCTTTTGGTAATAATCAACAAAATAATAAACAGTGCGACAAATAACGCTGCGAAAAACATTTCTTTTGCTAAAGCATAATCAAATACTTTCGTTAAGCCTTCATACATCCCAATCATCCCCTATTTTCAACATAAAAAATAAGCCTACTCGGCTTTTGCTTCTTTCATAGCGATTATTACATCTGCTTGTGATCTCGTTATCTTTTTTAAAGTAACGAATTTATTAACATCTGCTTCAGTATAGTAGCCACCTAAAAAATAATCTTTTACTTTTTCATACCAGTTAATCATTTACAAAACACCTGCCTCCGCCAAAGATAATAGTAAGTTTGCATTATCTTGTTGCGTTTGTTCCGTCTTCTGTTCGACTTCTGCCACATATAGCATTAAGTCCGCATAATCTTGTGTTAATTTTTCTATTTCTGATAGTGGAGGAGGGTCCATAACACTTGCATCTTCACCAGCACTCCATTTTTGGGTCTTTACATTAAAAACTGGATTTACAGAAGGAACTGGCGGCGCAATTAATGTATAACCATCTGGAACCTTTTCCCCTTTTTCCAAAACAATTAAGTCATCACGTTCAAAAATACCGTCTGCATCATATTTAAAAACTTTTATTAACTCGCTCATGTTGTCACCTCTTTAGTTAAATAAATTATGCCGTCAAGTCCAGTGTTCACGTCTACCGAGCCAACACCAACAATATTTATATCAGCACTCACACTTAGATATATATTCGCTTGATTACTTGCTGCTGTACTCTGCTGTGCAGCGGAATAAAGTTTATTCCAGCTCGCATCAGGAGCTAAAAAAGTTGGCAATGTTGCACATATACCTGTCCCGTTCCCGGTCCCTTTTCCTACAATTCCGCTAACAATAACTAGAAACCGGTTGCCAAACTTAATGTATCGAGCGACTAAAGGCTGACTTGCAACAAATCCGTTTTTTGGCGTCAAAGTAACGCTTTGCACCGCACTAGCTAGTTCGAAAAAAGTTTTTGCATCAGCAAGTGCTTTATCTGCTTTAGCCTGTGCGCTAGATGCTGTTTCTTTTGAATTCCAGTTCGTTTTATCTGCTGCGGTGACATGAATATCCGCATTATTTACATGTGCATTTAAGTCTGTTTTTTGTGCGAATTGCGATGGCTGCATATCATCAAATTGTGTTTTTAAATCATCTGCTTTTTTATCAACGTCATCTAATTTAGTGTTTAATCTCTCGAACGATTCATCGAATATTTTTTCGTAATCATCCCAGCGCTCCACATAAAATTCTGATACTGGGAAAAAGTCGCTATCTATTAATGCTTTTTTTATCTCAAAACTGAATTTATATACCCGCATCGCTTGACTGTTTTTGTATTTTATATACAATTCAGCAATAGCATTGCCAGCGTGTGCTATTTGAGAGTCTGTAAGTGAGTATTCTGCAATTCCCCTAACACCATCAATAATAGTTGGTTTCACAAGATACTTACTCTCTGACTCTGTTCCTTTCGCTAAAATCATTGCAAGCTCTAATTCAGCAGCAGACGATAATACTAAATCTTGATTATCTTTATCTATATTAAAAATAAGTCTAGCTGTTCCGCCAGAATCTTGCGTATAAAAAACAGATTTTTGAAGTGGTTTATCTTCTTGCGTTGTGACGTTAAAATCATATACACCATTTTTATGAATAACGTTTTCAGTCATGTTCTAACCACTCCCCCGCCACTCAGTTTCGTAGGCGTATCAGCTTCCCAAGTCCCGCTATTGAGATTGAAAATATCGGCGCTTTGAGGATACAAACCAATCGCACTTTTTGCGCCATGGACGATATTCTGAACCTCGACTCTAGCAGTGTTATAACCGCGAACATCAACATTTTGTGAGGCAAAATAACAGCCGTTGACATCAGCAGAACAAGCATCAATAAAAACCGCAGTGAACGGGTCTATTGCCTTAGTATTGAAGGCCATTCGGCATTTTGTAATCCTTACAAATCCGCATCGCGTCGCTTTAATGAAGTAGTTTTTCGTTGTGCCTGCCGTGTTCGTTTCTTCTAAACCAGCAATATATAAATAGCCGTTACTTCCTGTCGCAGAAATACTTCGAACTTGGCATCCGGTGCTACTGGTAGGGTCTACTGTTTCAAAGTTTGTAGACCTAATGTAGATGTCCCCTCCCATGATTGGCGGAATAACGACATCTTCATTATACCGACCAGGAACAATCCAGATATTCACAGAGTTACTATTCAATACACGGGGCAAAGTCATTACTGCTTTATTTATCGTTTTAAAAGGTGCATCAATTTCACCAGTTCCTGCAATATCATCGCCTCTTGCATCATCCACAAATATTTCAATATTGCTGCTATCTAAGCCATATAAACGCTTTAAAATAGTATCTATATCGTTGTATTTATCCATTAGATCAAAAACATTCGTTGAAAGCTTTCCGACACCTGTTATTAAAGCATTTTCCGCGTAATTTATTCTATCGTTTAATGTTGTGAATTCAGTTTCTGGAACCAGAGAAGAAACGCGTGCGTCTACTACTTCGTTCGATTCATTCCCGCCGGATTTAATAACTAAGTTAGATATGCGCTGATTAACATGTGTCATATCTTGATTAGCTTTTTCAAGGCTTCCAGCTAGTTTTACTAAATTATCGTTATAGTTTTGCTGTAGTTCTGAGTTCATGAGTGGGTCTTGCCATTTTTTTAAATCCATCTATTTCGCTCCTCTCTTAATTGCTTTTGCTAGTTGAACCATGATAGAAACCATTGTTTTTTTGTTATTAGATAACGTCAATTCTGGCGGTTTGTTTGTAAAAATGTATTTCTTATAAGCGACTATTTGAACTTCGTATAAAAGGCCCAGCGGTTCATAAACAAACATTACATAATCGCCTTTTCCGCATTCGTATTTAAGCTTTAAAGAGATATTTCCAGTCGTCGCTGGATAGTCTTGTAGTTCAAGCTTCAAACGTCTTAGCATGCTGCTAGAAGTTGTATAACGCTCGTCTGATAACGGTTCTTGAATTCGCACGCCCCATTTAGCCGATTCCGGGCTGGTAAAAGTAACTGGCGGAAAGTAGTTATTTCCGTTGCTGTCGACTTTTCCATAGCCCTTAATTTGAGTTCTTAAGGATAACGTATCAATATCAAAATCGACTTCGTTTGTGTGCTTATTGTAGCGAATTTCGTTTTCTGTATGCTCTCCGTAATCTTCAGAGGGAATAAATGTTAATCGTTTATTGTCTGCTAGCATAACAAGCTTATAATCTTCCAACACTTCTTGAACTAGCTTTAGTAAATTGCCATTCCCAAAATTTTCTTGTGTAATATTTTCTAAAACCTTGTTTTTGTCAATGAGTTCAAAGCTAAAACCTTGTTTATCAGCTGCGAAAATATGTGTCAAACAATCTTTTGCACTCTTAGAACCCGAAATAGCGTTGTACTGATAGTCATCTTGCATCGTGAAATAAATATGCGTTGCTGTGACTTCTGAATAAACTATTTTCCCAACTGCGCCGCGTTTTAGCTGCTTAACAACAAATTCTTGGCCATCCAGATAAACAGAGCTTTCATGATTTAATAAGTCGAAAACATCTTGATTATTTCTTGTTTTCTCTACATAAAAATCTAGTTGCCATTGCTGATTTTCGACCCACGTTTCTGAAAATGTAGTAGGGTCAAAGCCTGTTAAAATCTCTTTGTATTGCTTTTCATAGTCACTTACAAATATGTCCATATTCTCACCCACCATCATTTATATAAAAACGGAAAATCCCACGTTGTTTCGATATTGCTTACATTCTCGATTTCGATTTCATTTCCGCCGGATAATAACGAAATAAGACCGAGATTAGTTTTCCGCCCGCAACGCACTCCGTTTTTCAAGATGTTACTGCCGTCCAGTTCGATTGTGTCATAAGCGTAGATTTTCTCATTGAATACGAATTTTTCACCAGTGCTTTTATTGTTAATTGTTAGTAAGCCGTCACTTCGACAATTCTTAATAGTAATTCTTAAATCGTGCATTCTAGGGTCAATATCAAAGCTCCCCGCGTTATACACAATAAATCTGTTTGATGTGTGCTTATACTTATAATTTTGTGATACAATGCCTTGTCCCGCTTGCCAAATGCCCTCGCTGAAAGCAAAAGGCGAAAGGCTAGTGCCTAACGATTCGCTAAAACCTTTGAAAACTTCAAATCTTAACGTAAACTGCGCATGCCCAGCACCTTTCCTATCAATATCGAAAGGTGCTGGATGAACGCAATATTTTTTTCCCGGGGTTTTCGTATGGAAAATGTAGTATTCTTTTCTAATAAAAATATCCTCGAATAATTCATCAAGTCGAACGTGATAGTCGATATTGCCATTTGTTTTGAATCTGCAAGTAAATTCAATATCGAAGCTATCGAAATTACTATCACTCGAACGATTGCCGTCGCTAAACTCATAGCTAGTATAATTATTGATAATTTGAGGACTAGCGCGACTTACTTCACTTATTTCAAAGTTATGTTTTTCGTTTAACTTGATAATTTTATTCGCTTGCATTAAATATAAATCTGTTTTTTTGTTCAAAGTAAGCCACCTCCGTATAGTCCTAAGTCTGTCATGCTGCCAATTCGATTATTAGAGTTGTTAGCTAATACTTCGCCATCTAAATTTAGAATGACTGGTTTAGCCCCGGACTCTTTAATTGCCTTGATTAAATCTGCATTGCTAGACTCTTTTGTCTTATTATCAATAATCGTCTTAACTGTAATAGTTCTGTTTAGATCAACACTTTTTAGGCCCAGCGCTTTTTCTGCGGAAATCTTCGGCAAAGTTATAGCTGGAACGGTCAAATTAGAAGCAGCGTTTACTACTTTATCAACCATTTTGTTAGTTGATTGCACCGCACCTTTAGCGCCAGCTAATACACCATTTCCAAGTCCATCAGTAAAGAATTTCCCAAGCTCGATGGCCACGCGCGAAGGTGAATGAATTCTAAGCGCCTTTTTCACCGAATTAGTGATTGTATTAGCGATGCTCTTAGCTGTGTTTTCTAGTTGTTTCTTCTGACTGTTAAGTCCGTTTATTAGACCTTTCGCCGCGTTAATACCAGCGCTATACATCGCATTAGCCGCTGTGTTACCCATTGACTTAGACGCTGAATTGATTTGATTCTGAGTGCTATTAATCGCTTTGATAGTCTTAGCATCAGATTTAGCAAGAGCTTGCGCATACGATGAACCATTTTCTACTCCCGATTCTAAGATGTCGCTTATAATGTCTTTACTAACGCCTTTTTTGCGCAATTTTTCCACATTCGCTTGAAAAGCTTTGATTTCTTTTAAGCGTTTCTGCATTTCCGCTTGTATTGACTGCGGGTTTTCTGCGTCTACGTTGCTAATTGATCCATAGCTTTGCATTTTTTCAGTGATTGAAGCAGCATACTCTTTACTTTGTTTCGTCAAGTCAGCCATCTTTGTGTTAGCGGCTTTTAATTGAGCGACTACTTTATCACGTTTTTTAGCTGTTGCCGCTAGCTTGTTTGTTTGTTGCCCGATATAGCCTTCTATGCTATTCAGTGCTTTCGCTTGTTTAAGTTGTCCAACGCTCTTATTCTTAGAATGTAATCCCGCGTCAATCGCTGAGGATATTTTGTCTTTCAACGTACTAGACAGCTTCTTAATTTGTGATTCAGTTCCTAAAGCGCTAGCTACTAGATTATTCGCCGCTTTCGTCACTGCTTTATTTTTTTCTGAGATACCTAATGAATAACCAGTTCCAAAATCTCCGCCCAATTTTTTAGATTTTTTAGCAGGTGAATGCGAGTCTTGTTTTTTCTGAACTGCCGCTAATGCTTTACTTGCTAAAGAAGCGGCCGCCTCTCCAACCGCACCCATGCCACTCAAAATACCATTCACATATCCAGATGCAAAATCAGAACCAACTCCGCTGGAATCAACGGAACCAGCACCAGATTTAGCAGAATTGCCAATGCCAGTGCCTGCCGAAAATGCATTACCTTTTCCGTCCAAAATACCACTATTAAAACCGGATGCATTATTTGACCCTGTCATTTTGAATAAATTTGGGTCAAAAGCGCCATTTTTTGCATTGTTTTTGAGTTCGGCACCAGCGCTTTTATTTGCTTCAGCTGTACTCTTTAAACCGTCAGCGTTTGCATTTCCGCCTTGTTTACCGATATTGTTCATCTCACCTGGTAGAGGAGATGCTCCTAATTTCACTCCATCAAGTAAAAATTTGCCAGCTCCTTGAAAATCCCCCGATTTAATCGCAGTGATAAATTGGTCCTTGCCACTTTGCCCGTTTTGGAACATTCCGTTTGGCAAAGTTGAAAGAGTATTCATAACATCATCATTAATATTTAATGCAGCTGTTGTATAATCTCCGCTTTGAAGTGCTGTAACAAACGCTTGAACACCTTCTCCACCTCGTTTACTCATAACAGCCGCTAATCCAGCTAGTGTATTATCAATAGAGCCACTCACTTTTACAAAGTCTTGCCAAACTGCGCTTAATTGTTCATCGCTAATATTTCCCATTTCTGACAAGCCTTTTGCAAAAGTTTCTGCGTTTAAAGTCCCACCATTCGCAATAATAGCATTCATTTCACTAGCCCATTTTTGTAAGTTTTCAGCCAATGTTTTATTCTTCTTCGTTTGCTCGTCGATTTGAATTTGATAGTTTGCTTTTTCAGTTTCAGTTGTGGCGTCACTTTTTTTCTTTTTCAAATCAGCTAGTTCTTTTTCGCCTGTTTCAACCGCTTTTTTTCTATCAGCATATAAGCTTTTTTGCACTTCTATACTCGTAGATCGTTCTTTTTCATTTAACGTCTTGCCATTTGATAATTTTAGCAAGTTTCCTTCTACATAAAGTTGATTTTGCTTTGCTAACTCTGCTTGAATATCCGCGGTTTGTTGTTGTAAAAATTTCTTTTGTTGAGCTGTTAATTCTGTACCATCGACCCATTTATTCCCTTTTAGTAATTTTGCATAATCTGCTTGAAGAGTTAAAAGGGTACCGTTATTTTTGTCAATCTCTGCTACTAATGTTGCGTTTGCATCCGCTATAGCTTTTTTACGTTTATCTCCTTCGAGACTCTGAGCCTTTTCCATAGCTACGCTATATTTATCTTGAGACTTTATAGTTGCTTCTTGATATTGTTCGTAAAGGTCTTTAGCCGCATTTAAGAATGACTCAGTTTTTTCACTAAGTTTCTTTCCATACTGATCAACTCCGCCGCTCAGCATCGTATCTATTGCTTGATTCGACTTCGAAACAGTTGTTTCAGTTTGTTTGGCAGTTGTTTCTACAAGCTTTAATGTTTCCTTTATTTTCTTGCCGGATGTTTCAGTTTTCTTTGCTGTTTTTTCGGCTTCTCCGCCCATTTGTTTGAATGCTTCAACTGTTCCAGTCAGTGCATAATTATCTTTGTTAAATGCATCTTTTATTGCTGAACCTGCTTCGACAAACGCATCTTTTGATTGCTCTAAGCTTTTCTTAGCACCTTTCAAATCCCAATGTAGAGCTTGAAATGCTGCTTTTATAGCATAATACAGCCCCTGTAGCGCTTTAATAGCTACTAACACAATTCGTGCTAATACTTGAATAATATCAACTACAGCAGCTAGAACTAGACCAAGAGACGCCCAAATAGCAACACCAACATATTTAAGTACATCTTTAAATCCACTACCTACTGGTTTTAATGCGGCAACTATCTGTTTGAACACATCTACTATTTTACCGAAAGAATTTTTCACGCCATCCCACATAGTTGATAAAAAGCCTTTAATATTCGCAGTGTTTTCTTTGAATGATACATACATGCCGTATGCAACAGCTATAACTGCACCAATAACTGCGATTATTACTCCGAATGCGGCGGCAGCTGAACCTAGAGCGACTTTAAGCGCCAAGAAAGAGCCTTTCACAGTGTTAACAATTCCACCGAGCAACGTGCCACTGCTTGCTAAGCCTCTAAATGCCATTACCAAACCAGCAACTTTAGAATATACACTACTAATAATATTAAATGCTACAAATCCAGCGGCAACTTTCGCCAAAACTGGCGCCCACTCGATTAAAACTGGTATAAACTCTTTGATTTTTTGAATCAAATCAGAAAGTTTCTTCTGGAATTCCGGACTTGCTGTTACTGCTGCAAACTGTTTAAATGCGTTTTTAGCAACATCTAGTGCTTGGATAATCGGACCTTTTAAGTTTTCGGCGATATTAGCAAGGCTCTTAACGGCTGCGGTTTTCATGTTCGCAAATGAACCACTAATAGTGTTACCTGCTGTTTTTGCTAGACCTGCCATTTTAGCCGTGTTGCCAGCCATTCCAGTCGTTCCTTCTTCGATGCCTTTTGTCAACATTGCGATAGCTTTTGTTGATTCTAAAGATCCCTCGGAAACATATTTTTTCATTTCTCCAACAGATTTGCCTGTGGAATTTGCTAAAATTTGCCATGCAGGAACACCCGCTTCAACTAAACGGTTAATATCGTCTGCATAAGCAACACCAGACGCTTGTAACGCAGAAATCGCATCTGTCATCTGGTCAATTGATTCCGAACCGTTACCGACTCCGTACGCCGCATCAGCAATAGCGGTGAAAACAGGTTTTACATTCGCCGCTTTCATGCCTGCCGCGACCATTTTTTTAGCACCTAATGCGACAGCATCTAATGCGATTGGTGTGCCATCGATAGCGGCTGTAAGGTCTGTCATAACTAGTTGCGCATCTTTTGCTGAACCAGTAAGGACTGTTAACGATTTAGTTGCAGTATCAATCGTATCAACTCGACCAATAGCGCTACCCACAACATTTTTAGTTGCTGCAATTAATCCGAACGCTGCTGCTAATCTGAGAATACTAAAGCGAGCTTGTTCGGCGGGCTTTTCAACTGAATTTTTAAGTGCTTCACGCATTCCAGCGCCTGCACCTTTCGCCGCCGCTTTTGCCGCGTTAAATCCGCTTACTAATCCACTTTTAATTAAAGAACCAGTGCTTTTCGCAATGTTTCCTAGGCCTTTTAATGCTGAAATACCAGCTTGGCCTGCCGCTTTAGCTCCGGATTTCACAGCGCTAAAGCCTGTTTTTAATGCTGATTTCACTGTTGTTCCTGTCGTTTTCGCCGCGCTTGATACAGCGCTAAAAGCTGTTTTCATTGCGCTACTTACTGCTAATGCCGCTGATTTTGTAGCGCTAGGAATAGCTTTCACAGCGCTAATAGTTCCTTTAACGCTCATATAAGCAGCAACTACCACCGCTTTGTAAGCTACTACGAAACTGTTTTTCACTGCTGTAGCCGCTGTTTTAGCAGCTCCTGGAATACTTTTAATAACTTTTACAGTAGTTTGAGCAAAAGAAATAGCAGCCGATTTAGCTGCTTGCAAACTACTTACTAATGCTGATTTAATACTGATTCCAGCGCTTTTAATTGCGCCGGGGATGGATTTAATGACATTAATTGATACTTTAACAGCTGACACAATACTACTTTGTACTGTCTTAGCAATTGAAAAGAAGCCGTTTTTAATATTAACCGCTGTGTTTTTGATACTTGTTCCAAGTTCCTTTATCGCTGTAATAGATGCTTTAGCAGCGTTTACGAACCCAGTTTTTACTGTTGATGCAAGTTTAGATAGAGCGGCTTGTACATTTGAAGGCAATTCACGCATAAAGTTTAAACTAGCTTTTAAAGCATTTGAGCCAGCACTTCCCATGCTTTTAAACGCATTTACAAACGTGTCTTTTAATCGTTTCGATTGACTAGCAATATCAGATACCGCTTCTCTATACGCTTTATCTAATGCCGCCCCTGCATTTGTGCCTGCTTTCGCTAAATCTTGTTCAAACGCATCCAGTTGTTTATCTGCTTTTTTATCGTCTAAACTAATCTCAATTACTACTGATCCATCACTCATGTTCTCACCTCTAATCTTTTAACTTATATCTGTTTTTCAGTTTAATTAATTCGTTTCGTTCTTTTTCTGTTCCTTTCCCCGAAGGTAATTCCGCTTGCCTAATGCCGATTATCGTTTTAATTGTTGTATCATCACGCAAACTTTCTAACAATGCTCTAAACTTATACCAGTGCATTTTCCCCCGACTATCTAATAAATCAATATTGTAGTCTTGTAAAAAAGAAGCGTAGATATAATCCGCATCTTGCGTTAATGAATATGAAGCAATTTCTTCCGCATCCTCATTGTTTGTAGCGCTTGGCATCTTGTTTCCGTCGATATCATAAAGCAAACCATCGTCGTTTTCTTTAACAATATAATTAGTGAAAATATCAATAAGTACCAGTGATTTTTCTTCAATATTCGCGTATTCGTCTTCCTCATTTGAACGTGGCCAAGGCATATCATCAGCAAATAGCACATCAATTGCTAGGTTAGCTCTGAACACATCAGATAAACTATTATCTTCCGTTAAATCAATCACTCTTAGAACGTTGTCAAAAGCTAAATCGAGCTTATACTCTTTTCCTTCATATTCGTAAATATCGTTAACTCCAAAAGCGAGCGAAAGCATTTATATCACTTCGCTTTTTTAGTCATTTTTGCTTTATATTTCTTTTGAATTTCATTTTGTTGTTTTTCTACTGAACCGACAATGATTTCTGCAACTTGATTGTATACCTGATACATTTTTAAAATATCTTTGCATTGCGCATAACATTTATCAAATGCTTTTTCGTCATCCAATAAAATTGCATATGCTTCAGTTAAAGCCTCTTTTACATCTTCTTCTAATGTAAAATATTCTTCTGAACTCATTTCGTCAGTATTATCAATGTTGTATTTATTTAGCTTTTCTAGCTTCTTCTTGTACTTCTCATCTGCTTCAATCCATTTGCGGCGCATTTCATCACCTAAACCGACTCTAAACAGTTCCGTGCCAAGCTGAAACTCTTGATATGATTCTTCTAATTGAATATTGATTACATTATTTTGTGTCATGTATGATTTCCTCCAATTTAAAAGCCCCTACATTGAGTAAGGGCTTCATTTATTAGTCTGCTGCTTCTACTGTTACTTGCACTACTTTGTTGATAGAAGGACTTTCTTTAGATGCGACAGTTATGTTTGCTGTTCCTTCTGCTACGCCTTCAACCACGCCACTAGCATTTACTTTTGCTTTTGGTGGATTTGAAGAAGTAAAAGTTACTTCTTGACTTGCTCCGACAGGTAATACTGAGGCAGTAACAGTGGATGTTTCACCAACTTTTAGCGTAATAGTCGCCTTGTCCACTTCGACGCTGGACGGGCTCTCCTCAGGGTTTTGTTACCTTAGGCGTTTCATCATAAGCGATGCGGCAAGCGAACGCTGGGAACTCCGTAGCATCTCCACCACCAGCGGAACCTTTAATTTCCGAAACAGTCGCTTTACCGATAGCTGTTTCGGTATCTGGAATTTCGATTTTAAACATAATCCCGCGATTCTCAGGCGTTCTACGTTTAGCGACAATTAAGTTTTGCGCTTCGTCTTCACGATCGTGTGTCCCTTCAAACGTGTAAGCTTCTGAGTAACCTAGCACAACCGTTTTTTCGTTGCCATCACCGTCATAATCGCCTTGCTCTTCGGTGTTATCTGACCCATCGTCTGACACGTTTGTAATCCATTTTGACAGCCGTTTCCATACTGGCTCGCCCACACCATCTACGATTTCAGCTACAAAGTATTTCGTTTTCGCATTTTTAATTCTAGCCATTTTTATTTTTCCTCGCTTTCAATATATAATTTAATTTTGAAACTAGCGCTATAAATAAACGTTCCATCGTCACTAGCAGAAACGAGGTTCGCCACACTAGTTGTTTCTTTGTCTTCTAGCACAAAGCTGTTATTTAAGCTCTGAATGCTTTCTAATTCTGTGTTATCAAAATAAGCAGTAATAGCATTCAACACATTTAAAACTTTCATTTCTTGCTTGCTAGAGCCGTTTAGATTAAAAGAAAAAGACCGCTCATAAGAGCCGTCTTGATAACCTTGTTTGTCGTTATTTGGAGTCAGTAGCAAAGCAATTGACTCGGGTTTTAATATCGCTGTTCTTAATTTCATATCTTTTAAATCGACGTTGTTTTCGATAGCATCCATAACACTATCTAAAAAATCTAATGACATTATAGTCCCTCCTCAACCGCTTTTTGCGCTACTTCTATCCAACTTTCTAGCTTATCTACTTTTGCACGCTGGTCCCATTTAGGACCAGCTAACGGATGATGTGTGAGTGTGAAATTGAAGTTTATTCCGTTGTAGAGTCTCCGCGCATAAATAGATGTCCACATGATTTCTTTGTCGTTCATAATAACGTATTGATTCGACAAGTCACCGCTTAAAAAAGGCACATAAAGCGCAATATCAGCAGCCGCCTGGTTAATTAAAGCAAACTGACCTCTTTCTTTCGCCTTTTTTACGCTCCCTTTTGCTTTCGAGAGGTCTACACGTACTTTAATCGGCATCAAATCACCTCTATTTCCCAATGGTGCACATTTTCAGAGGTCGCATAACAAGGTATAACCTTAACAATCTTATAAGCTTTTCCAGAGAAAAAAATTCTCGATCTACTTATAAAATCATCTGGCACGTTCATGCTGTTCACTGCATCAATAAAAATAACCGCGTCATATCTATCACTATCAGATAATCCCGCGATTTGATTTGATTTTGAGAAATCGACACGAACATGTTCAATCTCAAAGCCTTTTTCATAAACGACTTGATTGTGTCTACCTTCTTCTTTATACGCTTCATAGCTAATGTTATGAATTAGCCAGTCAAGAGGCAACGGAGGGGCATTTGTTATCGGTTTTACTACTTTCATCAACGAACACCTACCCCGTTGTAAAGAAGACCTGTATGCGCTAAATAGGACCTTACATCACTACCCACTAATCCGCTATTAAGTGATGTAGCAGTTGATGCAAAATTGCTATCACTAATAGACGTTCTTCCGATGCTCACATTATCCGGCTTGGAAACAGCTAGCTCACTTGTTCCGCCTGCCTCTTTAAAATACTCAATTTGATTACAAGTAGCTAACTGTATTTGATGCTGAATAAATTCGCTAAACGATTCAATCCCGCTTTTGCGTATTCGGTAAAATGTCACTGAATCAATTTTTCTTTCAGCATGCTTTAACAGTTTGTCAAATTCATCCTGTTCCAAATGCTCCCCCGCATACTCGTTAGTATAAAATTCTAGTGTCGTGTAAGGCATATCAATCACTACCTTCCAACAGAGCTACCAACTCCGCTTTTTTCGCATTACTTGCAAATTCGATATTTCTATTCACAAGCTCTTCTTTCAATTCTGCTACTGTCATAGCTGAAAAGTCTTTAATCGGCGCGCTATCAGTTTTACCCGACCGCGCCGCCATTAGTTTCCCGCTTTTGGTTGAACAACAGAAAAGGCTTCATCTTTAACAACCATGAATCCAAGTTCAAAAGTAGCTTTCAATGCAGCCATATCACGTTCAGCTAGGTTAATTGGTTCACCTTTTTCATCTTTAACAGTTGTCAGAGTCGCTTCCGTTAAAACATCATACTCAATGCCGCGCAAGATGCCGTAGTACGCTTGATTCCAGTCACCAACTAATTCCGAAATATCTTTACCACCAAATGTATATTTAGGGGTATATGCTACTGGAAGGCCTAAAACATCATCTACACCAGACGAAGTTGCAGTGTTAAAAATTGGCATACCATTACCATCTTTAGTACTGCGATATTTAACGCGTTGCTTACGAATCGTTGCAATTCCGTTCGGTTCTAAGTCCTCAGCTTCAATTAAACCAATAGCCTCGTTTAAATCGTCATACTTATTAACAGTTTCCTCTACTAAATGACCTGCATCTGTAGCCGATTTAAGAATGTTCCAGTTGTAAGGACTCTCTACACCAGTGAAAACAGCTTGGTCGAATTTCTTATAAAACGCTTCTGCAATTTCTTCTTGCATAAGACTAAAGAAGTTAGTTACGCTATAGTTTAGATTTTCCCTGGTCGTTGGAATAATAACAGCCATTTTTTTAGATCGCATTTTTGCTTTAGTAAACGTCGGTTTGCTTGTTTGAATACGTTCTGCTTCATCTACCCAAAAAGCACCAACACCACTCATGAAAGTAAACTCTTCCTCCGGTTTGTTCATTGGAACAGCTTTAGCTAATTTCATCGCCGCCGAACCATTTTTTACCCCTGTAACAATTTTTTCCGAAATGTTAATCGGAATAGAACCTGTTTTTGCATTTTGCATTGTCGTAGTATCTGGATTAAAACCCATAATTTATTACCTCCGTTTAATAATTATTTTGTGATTCTGTGTTCATTTAGCACTTGATTAGGAAGTTTAAGTGCGCCTTGCTCCCCTGTCCCACCTGTTTGATTTCCACTTGCTCCCCATTTTAGAGCTGAATTTCCGCTTTCTTGAGCAAACAAATAAGCATCGCTTTCTTGCAATGCTTCTAGCTGTTCGTCAAGACCTTTCAGGCCTTCATCTGTTAATTCTAGTTTGTCGTTATCCAAAAGCGCTCTTACTGCCTTTGGGTTTTTCGCTTTTGCACTAGCAAGAGCCAGTTCAATAGCTGAATTCTTTTTGGTTTCGGCAATTTCAGATTGATAATCGGACTCTAAATCTTTGTTTTTTTGCTGCAAGTCCTCGATTTGTTTTTTCAATTCTTCACTAGTACCAGAATCTTTTTTCAAATCGTCAATATCTTTGTCCCGTTGTGTTAGCTGGCTTTTTAAGCCGTCTCTCTCTGCTTCCACCTCAGATAATTGTTGTTTAGCAGCTGTAATGTCCTTACCGTTTTCAGCCATCACTTTATTAATGACTTCATCCTCCAAGCCTAAACCCTTTAAATATTCTCTTTGCATCTTTGTTCCTCCTCCGATATTTTTACGCGGCAACGACCGCGAGAGCCGTCTTTTTACGACTTCCGAACAGGTCGAATGTTAGGTATATACTTTTTCTCTGCTATACTGCCTAGTCAAATTGTGCGTTTTTACAAATGCTCTTAGCTTGCTTTGCTTCGTTCTGACAGCTTGTTTAGCCTTTTTAACTGCTAGTTCATCGCCTAATTCTTCGGCAGCTGATAATTTGCGTTTAGCTGCTCTTATATCACGTTCCATTAACCGTTGTTGCTGACTTAGCATATAAACGCGTTTGTTCTCTTCTTCATCTATTAACTCGCTTTCGTCTGGCGCAATGTTAATGCCTTCAATAAAAGCAAAACGATGATGACGGCAATTACAACCGAAAATCCCATCTCCATAGCCATATCTAAGTTCTGGTGAGTAAATAGACATGTATTTATTTCCGTATTTCGTTTTTGTTTCTTCAACAGATAACAAACAGATTACTTTGCCTTGAACAAGTGAACACGTTGGTCGTGCTCCTATGTGTTGTGAAATACGCACTAAATCCACGCCAAATTCATTCATTCGCTCGTCTTCAATGCTGTTATAAACACTGTTAACTGTTGTTCTGGTTACAGTCCGGACGTATGCCTCGGGTGTCCACCTTTTATTAGCTTTATCTACAAGCGCAGGAACGCCATTTTCAGCGAATTTAGTTACCGTTTCAGCTAATGCTTGTCTATGTGTTTTTAAACCAGCTAGGACGCTTTGTGTCGTTTCGTGTATGATGTCTGAATAAATTTGTCTTGCTTGCGATAACATTGTTTGATTGACGCGATTGTAGTTGCTTTGTGCTAACTTAAAATAACTTCTCATTACTTTATCGACTATTGTTTGCCCGTCGGTCACAAGTGGTAACACAGCACCTGCTTTGGCTAATTTACTGAAATAGTTATCTACTTGTTTTAAATCACTGTATCCCGCATCTTTGACAATAGAAAAAAGCTTCTTAGCTGATACTCCCGAAGCTTTAGAAATTTTATTTATCATTTGCTGATCTAATGCATGAACTTGATTAAGTTTTTCTATTTGCCAAGCCAGCACATTGTCGGCGCTGATATTTTTCTTTGTTTTCAATCGTCGAACAATAAGAGTGAACAGTTCATTTTCGAGCGTTGTGTATACATCAACAACCGGTTGCACAAATAAGTCGAGTTGTCGTGGAGTTAGTGTCATCTAATCCACTTCCTTTTTAGAGGTCTTTTCCTTCTCTTTGATAGTAAAGCCGTTGCCAGCATCCGCTAAAATCTTTTTCGCTTTTTCTTCGTCAAATGGAAATGCAGCAACAATCATTTCAAGGGCTGAATTATAAGGAAGCTCTCCTTTAGCAACTGATTGAACTATATTGACTAATGAAGTTATTTGAGCGCCGTTTAGTGACACCTCTTGAATAGTTTCGCCTGCAACAGCACTAGCTTCTAATGTCCCGTTCGCGTTTTCATCTGGTAGCTCAATATCTCCTAACAATCCAGATAAATCATTCCCCGGAATTTCTGCTCGTGCATCTTTTTCTATCTCTTCTTTCCACTCTTCAGCTTCTGCATCGGTAATATTCCAAGCGCGCTGTAAAGCAATTTTAAGCGGTATCATACCTTGGTTTTTAGCAGTAGTATAACGATTGATTGTTGTATCTTCATCTTGTGCTATAGAATCGTCAAAATCGACTGTAATCGTGTCTAACTCAACTACATCGCCGCTATAAGCTTCGATAAATTTCCCGACCTCAAGAATGCTCACAATCATTTCTTTTATGCCTTGCTCGATTAGTTGCGAATGACTGTTTTTAGTTTGATAAGTTTCTGACTTCTCGCTTACAACTTCTGTAGCTGTTTTTAAGCCGTTTTCATCGAAAGTGAATGTGCCAGCGCTTAATCCAACCTGCATCGCATAAATGCGTAGCATTGCGTTTATAGACTCGATGAACTCCGTTGAACGAATCTCTACAGATATATCTTTTACTGATTTACCATCTGCATCTTGGTCGCCTTGATATAAAAAGAATGCTTCATCAGTTGAATCGAAATACTGCGTGGTTGAGCCGTCTAAGTTGACAGCCGTTTTAACGAAGCTCGAAGGCACCAATACTTTCTTTTTGCCAAGCTTAAACTCTTGATAGTATGAATCAAACATCAAATCAAGCGTTTTTAATGTGTCTAATGCGTTAGCATAAATGGAAATGCCTAAAGGTGAAGTTAAGTTTTTGTTATTCGCGATGTTAGGTTTGATATAAATGAAAGTCGGACGTGTAAGCGGCGGGAGTGGAACAACTGGCTCGATGTCATTAAACAGCAATTTCAAACTTACTTCTCCACCAAGTTCATCTGGATTGTCCGACTGGTATAACTCCGTCGTGATTGTGTATACTTTCTCTTCCTTCCCCTTCCATTCATTCCACTCAAGCAACTTATAGTATTTATTGTTTTTGTGGAAACTATTAGCAATAACGCATTCATCTACATTCTCGCTATCATTTGACAAAGGATACATGCAATCAGCTGTCGCAAATGAAATTTTGACGTTTTTATTGCCATCATGATAAACCTTTATCACAAAACCGCCCATCGCTTCGCCGTATTCAATATAGCGTTCCATGTTCTTCGTAAAACCGTTTGTTTTCAATACATTAAGCACGAATTCCTCAGCGGCTTTATCATCAATATTGATTTTCACTTTCTCATTAAAAAGAAGCTTAGACATGTATTTAGCCGTAACCTTCGGCAAATTCATAGATAATTGACGTCTGTTAACCGGATTGCCATTATGCTCATAATTGAGATTATGCCATTCGGCGTAATGGCCTTGATATAGACGTTTCCACATATCGATATACTTATAATCTTCATCATTAGCATTTACTTTTTTATGGTCCGTTACGTCTTTCAATGATTTCAATAGTCCCATTCTCCGCATCACTCCTTTCACTCCCGCGATTATTTGGTTAATCAAGGTTTTCACCCCCTAGAATTTAAGACCTAATTTGCGTAAATTATCTTTTACATAGTATTGGAAAGCATCACACGTATGATCGTCTTCTTTGATGACCTCAGGCTTATCTGTATTAACTGTTTTGACATCCCATTGATATTTCCGGTGTTCCTCGATGAATATTTGATTTTCTGGAATATCAAGATAATAAAAACGACCTTGCGCCAATAAATCACACACAAAGTCGACCATATCCACTTTTTTTCCTTTAGCAACGGGATGTAAGCTAACGCCATAATCTTTATAATATTGATTGCGAAGCCCTCCCTCTGCGCTATCTACTGTTTGCATGCCCACTGGCGCATTATACTTCGAGACTACTTTTGTCATGAACTCTCTCAGCTCCTTTGAATAATCACTAGGCGCTTTTTTAACCACTTGATTAGCGGGACTGTAATAGTACGTATCTAGTAAGATAACATTTCGTTTTGCTGTAAAACCTAACGCTAGACACGTGGTAGCTGATACTTGATGTCCAGTATCAATAGCGAAGTCAATTAAAATAAGCCTGTCATCCGCAGGAATAGCTTTAAGCGGCTGAAACAGGTTCATATTATAAACATTATCACCAAGACCAATTACCTCACCTAGATACATCCAGCGGTAATAATCGAGGTCATTCTTTTTGTATTTCTCAATCTTCTTAATGATTTGCTTAGATAAAAAGCCTTTTTCATCATCCAAATAAGTAGTGTGATGTATTAAATAATCATCGTCACTACGTTTACTATCTACATATTCATTCACCCATTCATATGGATTACGAGGCGGGTTAAATGACATGTATATTGTAACTTCTTGTCCTTGCGGCAAATCTTCACGAATGAATGTATCTTCTACAACATCAATATCAGTCACGCCAGAGAATTCCGCTAATTCCTCAAACCACAAATCGCTAACATAACCGACTGGAATTTTCATCGATTTTAGTTTAGCGGGATCATCACAACCAGAGAAGTAGAAGCCTGTCCCCCATTCTTTGTGGATGATTTCCATTGGCGACTTACCAAATTTAAATTGGTCAGCAACACCCATTTCATACAAAGCCCATTTAATCTGCTGATAGACTGATTTATAAAGTGTATTAGCTACTTTACGAAGACACACCATATTAGATTGCGGATTAGCCATTTTCTTTTCTACGAGCTTTAAGCTGATAACAGACGACTTCATAGAAGAACGCCCGCCTTTTGCTATGATGTGATTATGTTTAGATAGCCACAAGTCGTAAAAAGCGGGATTGATTTTGTCTATTACATTGATAACCTGATAGTCAACTAGTTGTTTGTGTATCATCGCGTTCATCGTCGCCACCTGCCTTTTTATCAAGGTAGGCTTGCATTTCGTCAACATTTGACATGATGATAGTAGTTGTTCCTTGATTACCTTCTTGTTTTGTATCTGCTCTTAACTTATCAATTTGCGCTTGAATAAGCTCTTCTTGTAATTTGTCTCTACCGCCAGCAACGTGGCGTTTAACAATCTCTTTTAGCGCTGATACTCGTTGATTGATGTCAGCACTCTTAGTAACGACGGAAAAACCATCACCATTCGAAACAATTACTTCTTCTTCCATTTCACCTCGAGCTATTTCGGTGAATAATTGCATTGCCTCTGTGTAGCCCATCACTCGCTTTTCTTCGAGTTCGCTTAAAACCTTGTCTATATAGCCTTTAATAACTGGTTTTGACAGGTTTTCGGTCGCTATACGATTAGCCGTTTTCGAGCTATAACCAGCAAGACGAGCGGCTTCTGTAGCATTACCGCATTTTATATATTCATCTGCAAATCGTTTTTGTTTTTCGGTTAGTTTCACTACATATCACCAACTCCCTTTATTTTGATAAAATAAAGAGCCTAGGAACACCTAGACTCAAATACTAATTTTTTTATTTTCCCATTTTTTGTATGCGTCAAAATACAATTCTGATTTGTCGCCATTGAAAGTACATTCATAATACATGCCATCGTACAACGTTGTGCTTAGTAGCGCTTTGCTGTTTTGTAATGTTTTACAACTCCATACTACAAAAACATCATCTAAGCCAATTTCTTTTTTATCGCTTTTGTCTAAATGACTGTTAGCGTAATTTAAAACAACGCCTTTACATTTGTCTATAAATTCTTGATTATTCATTTTTTACCACTCCTTATTTTTATGTATCAAAAAAGCCCTGAAAAACAGGGCTTTAATACTACTTATTATTTTCTATGTTATTTATAATACCTTCTTCGTTGCCTGGTAATGAAAGAAATTTATCAACTTTATCTAACCTAACCAAAATTCCTCCATCTGTTACTTTATAGATTTCATGGTAGCCTTTTTCATCAATATACTTCCTTGCAAAATCAATTTTTTCTTTTTCATTCATTAAAATCCCTCCAATATTTTTATTTTTGTTCGCTTTTATTTTAACAAACATAAAAATATTGCTCAAGATTTAACAAATCACTTTTAATACTTAATGAGAAGTGGAGCGCAGACTCAATATAAGATTTTATTTTTGTAATCATCTTCACTTCTCACTAATAACATTTTATCACCTTTTTTTGCTCAAAAAGTGCCAGAAAAGTGCCATTTTCAATTTAGCACTTCAATCCCAAGTGTTGTTGCTAATTCAATAACAGCCTTCCTTTTCTCTCTTTTGTATTGCCTTTCTTCATAAGGAATATCAAGCATAATAGTTATATCTTGTAGGTTATGAATGAACTTCTCGAACAGTATCTTTCTATGGATGTGCTCAAGTTGATTCAAAATAGCATCGTATTTTTTAACCGCTTCTTGTGCTGCATGAACGTTATCGACATTATGAATTGCAGCATCTTCTACTTTCGAATGAAACTCATTGCCAAAATTTGGTGGCGTAATCTTGTACATAGTCGTCATAGTTGGAAATTTACGATCACCAGCCATCACTCGCAGCGTTAAATAGTCTTTAAAGAACTTTCTTACTGCTCCGACTGTCTGAATGTAGTTTATATCTTCAATTTGTGGTAGATTGAATAATTGTCCCATAAAGTCGCCCCCTTGTAATTATTTAAAACATATTACTCCATGCCCATAAAATCCCTTTAACCACTAATCCTAGTACGAAAATCAGTACTAGGACCCACAGAGCGTATATAGTCAAAGCTCCAATAAATTTCGCTACTTTATCAATCATTCCATATCTCCTTATTCCGTTGATATTCATCCATATCAAACAGCTTATAGTATTCTTTTTTGTTTCTTTGTGTGTAATTAAAGACTATCGACTTCGACACTTTGAAATGCTCTGCAATTGCGTAACACGTTAGTCCTGCATTACGTAAATCAGCGAATTCATGAATTGTAATTTCCGGCCATTTTTTCTTTTTCACGATTCGATCGAACGTTTTGGTCCAGTAAGTTTTTTGCTTTTCTATTGTATTCTCGTTCATTAGTTGATTGAGTTCTTTTTGCAACTTTAGTAATTCGTCAAGCTCTACATCGTTATTTGCTATATAACTAATTATCTCCCGCTGCCTCGCTTTACTCTTCGTCATCTCCATTACTGTCATTTGTCACACCTCCACAAAATTTCGCCCTTTCAGCTTCAAACACTTAATTGATTGCATATAACGCAGTTCGAAAAGTTTTTGCTTGATTCGAAACTCTTTTGTCAACATTCCTTTGATGTCTATTAATTCTTCGTGCCCGTCACTATATCTAACAAGAAAATCAGCTTTATATTTAATCGCTCGATACAGTTTCCCATTTTTCCGAAAGCTTTCTTGTAGTACAAACTCTGGCTGTAAATCGAAGCTCACTACTTCCCCGCTCATTTTTAATAATTTCAATTGCTGATAATATGCTGCTTCTGCTTTGCTATCGAACTTTATATTGTCAATGACAACTTTCTTCGCATTGTATTTACTTCGCGTACTCGTTTGTTTCGTTAATGACGTACGCCGTATACTTCGCCTCAATTTCTTCGTCCCCCATTTGTTCGATTTCGCTAATTTGGTAGTTTGTGACTTCTGCAATCGCATTAGCCATTTGTCTGATGCTCATTGATCTATTTCTCAACTTTTTTATTGCTGTTTCTGCTGTCATTTTTATTCACCCTTTCGCTCAAAATGGTAAATCATCCGGATTAATATCTATCGGTTTACCCTCGTTTGCAAATGAATCGCTCTTCTGGCTCGTATCCGCTCTATATGAGCTTGTTTTATTGTTATTTGAATAATTAGCCTCGTTTTGATAATTATTCGATGTAGCGCCTTCTGCGTGGTTTCTAGGCTCTAAGAATTGAACTGATTCAGCTACTACTTCTGTAACGAAAACGCGTTTACCGTCGCTATCCTCATAATTTCGAGTTTGTATGCGTCCATCAACGCCCGCCATGCTTCCTTTCTTCAAGAAATTAGCTGCGTTTTCCGCTGGTTTACGCCAAACAACACATTGAATAAAATCGGCTTCTCGTTCTCCCTGTTGGTTAGTGAACGTACGATTTACAGCTAATGTAAAAGTCGCAACTGCTGCACCAGCTGGCGTATATCGTAAATCAGGATCTTTCGTTAGTCGTCCTACAAGTACTACACGATTCATCATTCGTCTTCCCTCTCTTTCATCCAAATTGCGCATTCTAAATTTCTTTTAATATAATCAATATCCGTTATTTCTTTAAAATCCTCTTTTAATATTTTTCGATCAGATTCAAAATAAACGAAACCTGTGTTATCAAAGTCATAGATAACTTCTGTTTTACCTGCTAAAGCGTTATTTATATTAAAGTTTCTGAATGTCATATCCATGTTGTATTTTTGCTGAAGTTCTTCATATGCATTGATTAGCTCCTTGAATGCCGTTTTCGGAGTCATCAACTCACCTTTATATTTTTTGAATTTCGGCAGCCACTCTGGCTTAAACTCTTTAAGCGCTTTTTTATCAATAATTAAAGGCGCTCTGTTAATAGCTATATGTCCTCTTGCTTCAAATCCTAGCAATTCAGTAACTTCATTCAAAAAAGCGTCTGTATCTTGATTGTAAATTTTGTCTAAATACTCATATGCTTTTGTGCCTTTTTCGATGCTGTAATAGTTCATCATTTACATTCCCCCTCAAAATCTTTAATTTCCGGTCGTTCTCCGTGAGTTTCAACCATATATTTTTTCGCTTTTTCAACTTCTTTTCTAAATTTATCTAATCCGTTAAATTCGACTTTTTTCTTGATTAAAGGAATTACATTATATTTATAATATTCGATTGCTTTATCTCGAGTATCCAAAATAAAAATGTCTATAAGATTTACTGGAACCCTCAGTAATGCAGCGCCGCTTTTAACTTCGCTAACTTGTATAAATGCATTTTTTTCATTTTTTAATGGACATATTGCAAAGTCTATTCCGTCAATCGTCGCTTGCATTCCAGTCTGTTCAACCCACCCAGCTTCCGTCGCAATCTGGAACACTTTATCTATTTCAGATATTTTTATTGTGTTAGTCATTTAGACGCTTCCTTTCTCGATAGACCAGCCCGAGTCAATATTATTGCCTAGCCAGTCGTCGTAAGCCTCTGTAATCTCTTTTTCTAATTGTTCAGGTGTTAATATCTCGAACTCAATATTCAAGTCCGCTTTCAAAAGAAATGTTTCTGTTTCAAGTGATCCGTGCATGCCCGTAGAAACGTAGAATCTTACTTTTTTGTCGTTCATTTCGCCACCTCTTTCACCATGTAAGTTCCGTCATCATCTAATAACAAACAATACTCTTTCATTGTCTCAGCTTCATCATGTAACTGATCACTCAAATCTGTTTCTTTGTCATATTTATCGTATAAGAATGCTTCTACGTCTAACTTTATTAACGCAACATAGTAATCTTCATCAAGTTCTCCGTCATAGAAAACTTGCTTAGCATTTTCCAACCATTTTTTAGCTGTTAGGAAGTCCGTTGTCCACTCTGTTACTTCGTTATATGTTACTACTCCATATAAAATCATTCCGCCACCTCTTCACTACTAACTGAAAACACATGTGGGTCGTCATATAAAGCGTTAATTGCAGACCGTAATTCGTTATCATCTTTTACCGTTCTTTCATATGAATCAACAATAACTTCCCCCATGAAACGTTGCTTGTATGTTATTTTATATACTTTATAATCTGTTTTTTTATCGTTCATTCCGACACCTCCAACAATTCCGGGTTTTCTTCCACATTTCCAACAACTTCAATATTGCTAACTTCGTTCAACTGATATAGTCGTTGATTCTTGTGATCAATTACTGCCCACATAAATTCGATAAACTCGATAACACCAGTGATTTTTTTGTCGAAAAACTGACAAGTTGCAATGTCCTTTTCAAATATTTTATTGTTGTTGATGTCTTCTCTTTCTGTGTATTGCATCAGCAGGACATCGTCAAAGTTGTACCAGTCGACGCACATTGTACAATATGGGTTGCCGCAACCACTTACGCCTACAGACTCTGTTTCGTTAAAACACAAATCTGTGACTGGAAGCATTTTCTTAGTTTCTTTTACAAACGCTCTATATTCAATCTCTCTCATGCTATCGTCCCTTCCTTCGGCTTATTTTTGAATTTAAATTCAGATAGTCCATACAAGTCCACACTCGCACATGCCACAAAACAAGATATATCTTGTGTGCTTCTCTAATGCTTCTCTTAACGTCATTTACTGTTCCTCCAATATTTCCGAATTTTCGTGTATGTTGCCTATCACTGTCATAGCTGCTGAATCAACGCTAGCATCGAAGTAGAATCTTGTATCGAAATCTTCCGAGTCTTCTCTTGTAATTTTAATTCCGTCGATTTCATCCGGTATCGTTTCGCCACTAACAGCAGGAGGCTTAATCAAATCAAGATAATACGCACATATATCCGTGTCATATTTAACCACTCCAATGTATTCTACTTCTTGGTAGTATCCCATTGGCCAGTGTTCTAAAACTACTTGCACAATGTCATTTTCAAAAATAGTTTTTTCGTCTTCATCTTCACGACCTATACAGCTTCCAAGTGTTTTTTCGTCTATCGCGTGCATGTTATTAATAATAAAATGTGCATAAGTTAATGTGCTAGCGCCTTTTCGTTCATCTGCAAAAATGAAAGTAGCGCTATCCTCAAATTGCATTAAATTACCGTAAATCCATTCTCTGTTGTCTATTCGTTTACCTCTAAATCCAATCGCTCTCATGCTTCACCCTCCAAATCTCTAACAGGAACAGCAAACTGCCAATAAGCGTCACCTTCGGGCATATCTTTTATTTGAGCTTCTGTCAATTTGGTTCTCCAACCCGTTCTTTTTAGCTTATCAACCCATCTGTAATTTCCAGAAATACATGTTTCGTGTGATTGTATATTTAACAAAAGACACATGTTAATTACTTCTAATTCGTCTGTAGCTTCATTCCGCTTTGAAATCGGTAACTTCACATAATAAAGCGGTTCTTTCTCGACTTCGTAGCCGTCAAGCCATGCGCGTGCAAGCAATTCACCATTTTCACTATTGTTTTCCATGATCCAGTCGTAGACATTTTCATCTAGCGAATCTCTAGAAGTTAATAAATCGCACAATAAATCATGAAGTGTATGACCATCTTCTTTAGAATGATTTTCCAAAAAATCACCTACTAATTGCGGAACTACTACCAACTCTGCTTCCTTTTCTTTGGCAATAAAACAATCTTTAGTAGCTATTATCTTGTCCTTAGAAACTTTCACTAAAGAGTTGCCTGTTCCAAACTCTTTACCGTTGTACCAACCACTTAACAATTCATTGCCTACAATTACGTGTACGTTTTCGCCTTCTTTAAATCTCATGCTTGTTCCTCCTTAAAAAGATTTAATTGCATCGGTGGCTCAAAATTGCACCAAATAATTTCTTGCCTATCTGATTTCTTTTCTGATGTAATGCCTACTTTTGTCATTGTTTTAAGAGCTGGCCAGTCTGATAACTCTTGTTTATATAGTTCTGATTCATAGCCGCTTAACATTACTTTGCCCTCATGCTTTTTAAGCACTTTTAGTAACTCTTTGTGTTGCTCTAAACTAAAGTCATGCTGATAATGTGAACTTGCTAAAGAAGTTGCAACATATGGCGGGTCACAATATATCAGTGTATCTTTATCGTTATGCTGTTCAATCAGTTTAATTGCATCTACATTTTCGATTTGAGCGTCTTTCAGTCTTGCTGCAGCTATTCCGATTCGGTTATACATGTCATTCCACTCATATGCATTGTAAGGACCATTCCAAGACACGTTTTTTCTAAATCCAACATTTGCATTAGTCTTGCCTCCGACGGCAAACCAGAGCCTCACAGCCATGCGTCTAGCGTCTTCTAATGAATCACTTGATATTTCATGCGAAAGCATATACTCTTCACGAGAATACAGCGTGTGCATGATTAAATACTGCAGTTCTTCTGGATTATCACGCATTGTTTTAAAAAGATTAACTAGTCGACCGTCTAAATCGTTTATCGTCTCTAAAGTAGCTTTTTGCTTGTTCATAAAGACCGCACATGATCCGCAGAATGGTTCTAAATAACTTTTATGCTCCGGCATATTTTCAATTATTAAATCTGCCAAACCCCATTTACTGCCGGGATAATTAAGTATTCGTTTCACTTTTTAGCCTCCTTCTGTTCCTCCTTAAGCCTTTGAGTAAGTGACAACACATACTTTCTTTCTACCGTTTCACATAAATTCAAACTAGCTCTATACTTAATTTCGTTAAACGTCATGTTTGTAACTGCTTTTGCGTCATCATAAATCGTTAAAGTTTTATCTTTGAACATTGCCGGATTTCGCAAAATAAATTTATACATTTTTGTAATGTGGTTATAGTGTCGAATTTCTGTCGGCTTTCCACCAAATCTTGACACGTGCCAGTAATATTTTCCCAAGAAATTTCATCCTTTCTAAACCACTCTAATTACTCTTAACCCCTTATCAGTCGTCCTCTTTTGATACGTAGGCGTAGCATAAAACAAAATCGTCTCACGCTTCACTTTCTGAAACTCCGCTAGTTTGTCTACTGTGCCGATTATTAGTAGTTCGTCTGCTTTATAAAGTGCGTATTCTGTCACGCCTGCACCTCGCTTCTAGCCGCTAATTTCGCTTTAATTTCAGCGACTTTCTTTTCTAAGTCTTCGCTTGATTCTGATTCTGATGTCGATACTTGCGGTTTTACCTCGCTATCAAACCAATCCGGCAAGACTTCTTGTTTCTGATTCTTGTTGTATTTGCCGTAAGCGGGCTTGTTATACTTCTGTTCATTTTGCATTCGCCTTTCCTCTTCTGCCGCATTCACATCAGCAACCGTTTTAAATCCTCTTTCTTCCCAGTTTCTAAGAATTTTATTAACGTATGCATAATTACGTTTATTCGCTCCTTGTTCAGAAGTAACTTCCAATGCCTTAAAAACTATTTCTCGATTACCAGAAAAATCATCTACCCATGCAAGTAGTTTTTCTTGCTCAATCGGTAGCATCATTCCGAATCCATTTTGTTCCCAAAAATCCTTGAAATTTAAATCGCTGTTGTTGTTGTTTTTATTACATTCTTTAGTTCTTACATTCTTGTTAGTTGTTAGCTGTTTGTTAGCTGTTTGTGAGTCGTTTGTTAGCTGTTTGTTAGCAAGTGTGTTAGATTTATTTTCCGATTCTTGATAAACGCCCCAGTTCACTATGTTTATAAGGGTGTTTACCTTTGTTGATTCCTTTGTTAGAAATCCGTAATTTTCAAATCTTTTTAGAGCTGTCCTGACATTTTGCGAAGAGATCCCTTTGCCGCATTCCTCTGTAATTGACTTAATACTTGTGACGAATTCACCTGGTTTTGCTTTGAAAGGTTTCCCCATCCACTCCCACTCGTTTTCCTTGTGATTTGCCATCATTAACAAAGTCACAAGGATGGTTTTTTGCTCGGGTGTAGAGCTTCTCCATATAGGCTTTTCTTTCAAATCTCTATGCAATTTAACCCACCCATGTGACATGCTTCTTTTCTCCTTTCAAATTAGATCATTGACCCTTGAACTACCGAGCCAGCTTCTAACGTGTCAGACGGCGTTACAGGCGCATCTATTATGTCCGGTATTGATTCATCGTCTGTAACGTCTTTTCGTTCTCTAGGCTCTGCTTCGTCCTCTGTAACCGCTGTTTGCATATCAATGGATAAAATCCCCCACTTGCTTAACATGTTTCTAAGAACAGTTTTTTTAGCCATTGCATCGTAGTCTTTTTTCCATCCAAAATCCGATTTACTAAATTTCTGTTTATGCGCTTCTATTTCTTTACGAGTCCAATAGACCGTTTTTTCAAAGCCATTAATTAACTGGAAATAGCCACAGTAGCCAACAACTTTTTCACTTGTATTGTTGTCTAAATCTAGTTCGATTTCTTCAGTAAGTCGGTTCCATTTCAGTAGCTCACCTTCGCGCACTTCGATAACATTAATGCTTTTATATTGTCCTGTGCGTAGTGCTAACTGGATGTATCCTTTATAACCAAGCTGAAACTGTGCTCTGCCTTTGTAAGGAACAATCCACGCATAACCTAAATTTTTGTCGATAGGTAAATCTAGTGTTGCAGCAACCATGGCGGAAGTAACAACTGTCATCGGGTCAGTTTTTTGTAAATAGTCGTCGCCATTATAAAGATTTAAAAGGGAAGTTAAAAATTGAGGCGCTTTTTTATCTAGTACCTTTTCGAATTTCTTGCGCATTGTCGGTGCTTCTAGCAAACCTTTTAAGTCTAATGATTGTGCGCTTGCTACTTGCCCTCCATTTTGTTTATTTGCTAATTGATTTTTTAATTCATCGTTAGTTGCCATTATTTATTCTCCTTCACTGCAAATTTTCTATAACTAGTTTCTTTACGTAATTTTTTGTAAATGTCTGGATGTTCTTCTTTTAAACGTTTAGTGTCTACTCTTGAAGTAATAACAGGCTTCCAAGTAATCGTAAATTCGTCTGCGATGGCTGTTTCAGCTTCTTTTAAATCATTCTTGATATTATTATCAATTTCTTTCTTTCGTGTCTCTAAAAGCTTTATATCGCGTTCTAAATTTGCTCTTTCAGCCAAAAATTCGTTGTATTTTTTTGATAAAATAACTTGTTTAGCTTCTGACTTAGCAAAACGATCTTTTAAATATTTTTCTGCGGCACTTGAACCGTCTAGCGCCGGCGCTACATGTCCTTTTACGTTCGTTTCCCAAAAATCTAACTCAAAAGCAATTATTTGATTGATTAACTCGTCATCGCGTTCAATTTCTTTCCAAATAAATTTATTTCCTCCAATTAGAACAGCTACATAGGCTTTGCTTTTACCTGTGACCGCTAAATAGTGTTGTATTTGCACTAGATAAGTCGCTGGTACTTCGTCAGCTTCCCATTCCTTTGCTAAGTATGCTGATGCTGTTTTACATTCCAAAATAGCGTCTTCACCAACCACAAACCTATCAACGTTTGCCAACATAAAATCATGCTCTGGATGTTGATACATCATGTTGCTACGTCTTACTTTCTTGCCAGTTCGCTTTTCGAATTCTTTTGCGACAACTTCTTCCATTTGAGTTCCCCAGTATGCTGCTTCTCCTGCCATTTCACCGGGCGGAACCTGGTCGGTCTTGTCTAACCACAACTCGAAAGCTGTTTTGTATTGATTTAAACCCATGATGATTCCCGCATCGCTTCCGCCGATACCTAAGCGCCGAGTCAGCAACCATTGTGTTCTATCCATGTCTTTCACGCTTGCTAAAATGTTCATTGTCTTTTCTTTTGCAATAGCCATATATGCTACCTCCATTGATTAATATGTGAATTTGAGGTATAATTTTCTTAAGGTAATATCTCAAATCCTTAAAGCGCGCACTGCTATGCGTGCTTTTTTAATGTCTAAAACCATCGTCCCAAAGATCATCAACAACCATCGGATTCTCAACCACGTTTATCACTTCCTCTCAGCCAAAAACCTGCGATTACAGACATAAACGACACGAAAATCATTACCATAAATACATCCATCAGCGCGTGACCTCCTCATAGCCTTTTAACTTCAACTCTTCGATATAGTCCGTCATGTTGTCGCAACCTGTTTCGTTTAACGGGATTTTCTGCTGAAATGCCGGATTAGCAATCATTTTTGTTCTGCTATTTGTATGAATTTCGCTATCACCGAAGTTTGTAGTCTTTCTGAAAACTCTTTCTGTCATTGTTGTAGCCCTCCTTTATTTTTCTCCACCTTGCGCTACCCACGCTTCAAGTTCTCTTTTGCTAAAAATCCATGTCTTGCCGTTTATTTTTTTGCCGGGTAATCCCGCATTTCTAGCCCAAGATTGAATAGTCCTCTTTTTCATTCCTAACATTTCCGCCGCTTCCTCAGCTGTCAAAATATCCTTTTCCATTGTTTCCATTGTTTCTCACTCCTTCACCAAACCATTTTTTTGATAGAATTTATCTCGACTTTCTAAAATTTGTTGTAAATTAATGTTGAATGCCTTCGCTATACTTGTGTTAAGCGTTAATGCTGTTGCGATTACATCTGTTATTTCTGAAATTGCTTGTTTTGCGGCTTCTCGTTGTAGCATGTCGCCTTTTCTTAAATTGAATGTCATCGTTTCTAATCCGCTTTTTAACGCATTTACTGCTTCTGTTACTTCTAGTTCAAAGCGACAAGTTAAAGCCGCATGGTGACTGTCTAAGCCGTCGAAAAGTGGAGGTATCATTCCGTTTGAAAATTCATGTGCGAATAAATATGTGCTTTCTGGTTCGTTGTAGCTATCAATTAACTGTTCTGCTTGTTCAAGTGAAACTGTACGCTTTCCTTTCAACTGGTTGCTTATTAGTGCTGGTGTTACATAACTATCAATCGCTAGCTCTTTTTGCGTGCGAGTTTCTGCTAAAACTTGCATCGCGGTTGGCGCTGATGTTGATTTTTGAAACATAATATCTCAATCCTTTTTGTTTATTTTTTAACCACTAATTAACAACTTATCGTTATATACTATTGTTAGTCGCTCCCCGTGACTAAGTTGTCTGCGAGCGCCGTTGTGGTAGCGGCGCTTAAATTGTTTTTAATGATTGTTCTAAGAACTTATTTACAAAGTAAAGTTGTCCTTTGCCTGTAACTTTTGCTGTAATTGCTGTTTGCGCTCCGCTTGATCTTATAATCGCTGTTTCTTTAATCTTAAACAGTCCCAGTTCCATACTTTTTTGCGTAGGGCGATTGTAATCCGTGCCTTTTCTCGAAATGAGATATCCTCTTTGGCGCATCCATTCAAATAGTCTTTTCTCCCCAATATCGATGCCGTTTTGTTGGATTAGCTTAGCTAAATCTCTTATTAAAATGGTTCCTCTTGCATCGCTTACAGCTTCAGCAAACATCACTTTCGGCTTTTGTATTTCTAACCTTTGTTCCGCTTCTATCCGCTTCGTTTTTTCTTCTTTTAAATTTGTTGCTAGTTTGATTAGAAAATCAGGGTCAGTGATTGCTTTTTCTATTGTGTCATTTGTCATGTAAGCACCATGCTTACGGACAGATGGCAATACTTCCGAAGTAACCCAGTCTTGAAATCTTTCAGCAGATTCTAGTTTTGATTTAAAAATCAACTGATATAGACCCGCTTCATTTATAGCGGTTAAATTTTGGCTTCCTCCAAGGGAGTCGTGTTTCACGACCCCCTTGTTTTTAAGGAAAACATGGCGTTTTAATGCATCGCGGCTATTTGAATATCCCAATACTTTTGCCACGTCTTTGCCGATAAAATGAGGCTCGTTTTCAATAAATACTGTTCTTACTTCATTTCCTTCAAAGTTGAAGATTTGTAAATTTGACATTTTGTTCTCCTTTCTGTTCGCCCTTTCACAGTGCTATAGTTTTTGTGAAGGGAGGTGGAATTTGTGAAAAATCGCATGGATATAATGTTCAAAGGTATCTCTGATGACCAGCCCATTGCTCTAATGGGCGTTATAAGCATTACATCTTTTCCAGATAACAAAAGTTTTGATTTAAATGATTTTTATTTAGAAGCCGATAAAACTTACAAAATCATTTATAAGGGTGCAAGCGAGTTAGAAAACGATTTATCGAAAGTTTTTCTAATGAACTCAAATGATGTCCTTTACATTGAGTTCACTATTTAATAACTGTTTTCAATGATTCCGCTAAAGCCGACACCATGGCGGAATCTCCCTTATTGAGGGCTTCTTTAAAACTCGATTCAAAATTTTCCAAAATTACTAATTTACATTCAAGCCGTTTTTGTTTAATTGCTTCCATCATTTCAAAGTCCTTCATTTTTTAACCTCCTATTCTTTTTGGAAAAGCTTCACTTCACCTTAATTTCTAACGAGTTTATAGTGCTAGCCAAGTCTTCCACCAAAGATTTGGCTTCACTTAATCTCTTTTCTAACAAAGTGGCGTTTTCTATGGAATCCTCTACTCCATTCAGCTCTACTTTCATTTCGATAATTTTTAGCTCTTGATCTTTTTCAAGTAAATCTAAAATGTTTTTTATAGTGTTGTACTTAACGAATAATCTATTCTCTTTTTCATTACCATTTTCTAAAATTGTTTCTAATTTAATAATTGCTTGTTTGATGTTATTCATTTTTCTTCCTCCTCTATTTGTTTTAAAAAAGCCTCTACTTCTAAACCATCCACATCTATTCTTTCTGGATAGCATTCAATAATTAACTTTGGTCGTTTACCGCCTAGTATTTCTAAATGAACACCTGTTACAAATCGTCCTACTTTCCAGTCACCAAGTTGAATGGCATTATATGCAGACCCATCTTCTCTTTGACTAGTTTTGATTGACAAAGTTAACTCTTCGTTACTCATGTTCTAGCCTCCTATTTTCTTTTGCCCAAATCGCCGTTAGTTTTTTCCGATAATCTATTAACTAATGAATTAATTTCTGAATAAAGTTCCGGCAAAATACTTAAATCGCTAAAATCTTCGCCAGTTATACTTAATTCAATGGTGAGTACTGACTCTTTTCTATTTCTCTTAGTTAGGAAAGAGTTTGTAAATGCAATTTTTTTCATTTTCTAGCCTCCTATTTTTGGTTACTCTCCAATCTGCTATAATTAGTTTGATTGGAGGTGATATTATGATTAAAGTTTCGCTAATCGAAGAAGGGAAAGTTCTTCAAAATATGGAACTCTATTATTTACCTAGAAAAGGTGACGTCATTTCAAGTACCAATATAAAAGCACCGCATTACCTAGTTAATGTAGTAGCACATGTAGATGGTCACGAACTGGTAAATTTACATGTCCAGGAATTCGCGAATCAAGTTGTCGCAGGCAATGAGATTAACGGTTTCCGAAATAATCGATGAATCTATTGTTTTAATCCAATATGCATTTTTAATTGTTTCGCTATCTAAGTACACTGCTTGTTTGGTAAGCACAATAACTTTTTGTCCACCTTGATAAGTTACATAACCCTTCCTAACAAGCAGTGTGCCTTCTGTTATTTCCTCAATTCTTCCAACTACTCGTCCCGCAATTTCTAAAATGTCTCCTACTTTCATTTTCTAACCTCCTGCACTTATTAGACACAATACGTGTCTTTATTATTAAAAAAAATATCTTCAATCGGAACATTGTAGTAATTAGCAATTTTGTTAGCTAAATTTAGAGAGGGGGTTCTATCTCCCCTTTCAATTGCACCAAGCATTTGAGGAGTCACGCCCAAATCTTTTGATACATCTTGTCTAGAGCGCTTGCCTCTCAATTTAACAAGCTTTTCTCTCAAATTGTTCACCTCCTAAAAAGAAACACTTCGTTTCTCGATAAACAAACTATATCAGAAACATAACGTTTCTGTCAAGCGTTTTTAGAAACTTTTTGTTTCTACATTGAAAATTTAATGGACTGGAAACTAATTGTTTCTTATAATATACATATAGAAAGCGTAGGTGTTAGAA